ATCTATTTATACTCTATGGACAGAAGCAGAAAGAAACGCAATAGGTATCTACACAGTAGAAATAGATACAACAAATAAAAAAGATGAAGAGTGGTATATCAACACTAGTATTACTTATGCATTTGGCAGTGGTAAAGTTACAGGGACATATGGCACAGCTACAGCCAAAAGTTTAGATGATGTTTTATTTACTCAAGAAGATGAAGATAATGGTTTAGGAACTAAAGGACAATTAAATTATAGAGGATTAAAATATATTAAAAAAGAAATAATTGACAATCAATGTGCAGGATTACTTGCACCTAGTGATTGGATGGTAGTAAAGGCGACAGAAACAGGAGGAACAATGGATAGTGGTTGGAAGACTTGGAGAGCAAGTGTGAGAACTAAATGTAACTCTATGCAAACACAAATAGATAATGCTAGTGATGTTGATGCGTTAGCCGCTTTGTTTACTTATACAACAACAGACGGAGTAACTTCAAGACCATTAGGCGAATTTCCAGTAAAGGAGTAACATGGTATTTCCAGTATTAGGAGGTAACACAGCGTCAGCAGAATATGAGGTAAGTAACTCACTTAGGTTTAATGATGGTGACAGCCCAAGATTACAAGAAACAACAGGCTCAAATAGTAATAGACAAAAAATTACTTTTGCTGCTTGGGTAAAAAAATGTCAGGACACAAACGATGATCAAACATTATTTTCAGCAAATGATGGCACCCATCAACCACATATAAAATTTGATAATACCTCTGAACAATTAAATGTAAGATTATCAGATAGTGATAATTTTAATGTAAAAACCTCAAGGTCTTTTAGGGACGTTGCCGCTTGGTATCATATTGTTGTTGCTGTAGACACTACTCAAAGCACAGATACAGATAGAGTAAAAATTTATGTTAATGGAGTTCAAGAAACATCTATGAGTACAACCAACTATCCTTCACAAAATTATAATTTTAACATCAACACAAATACAGAGCATACAATAGGAAGAGATGTTACAACAAATAATAAACCGTTTGATGGTTACTTGGCAGAAGTTTATTTTATAGATGGTCAACAATATGACCCAACATATTTTGGTAAGTTTAATAGTAATGGTGTTTGGATACCTGTTGAAAAAGATAAAGGTGCTGGAGGCACTATTACTTTTGGAACTCATGGTATTTATTTTGAATTTAAACAAACAGGAACAAGTCAAAACTCTAGTGGTATGGGTGCCGACACAAGTGGTAATGACAATCATTATGCAACAACTAATTTATCTGCATTTGATGTTACAACAGATACTCCTACTAACAGTTTTTTAACGATGAACCCATTGTTTACTAATTCAAGAGGAGATTTTAGAGAAGGAAATACACAGGTACAAACGGATGTTCAAGGGTCAGTACCATACGGACAAGTAGAATTTGGTACTTTTGCAGTAAATAAAGGTAAATGGTATTATGAAGCAAAAATAGCTTCGGTAGGTTCTGGTGGCGATTTAAGTTTAGGTTGGAGTGAAAGAGCGGAGTCTGGTTCTTATATAAATGGCCATAACAACAAAGGCAGTTCTGGTAATGTTTTATATGCCTCTGGTGGAAACATATACATTGGTTCTTCACATAACCAGGCAACAGGTGTAGACTCGTTTACTGATGATGACATCATAGGGGTAGCTTTAGATTTAGATAACAACAAAATTTATTTTACAAAAAATGGTAATTATCAAGATGACCCAACACCAAACCCTGCAAGTAACAATGGTAGGTCAATAGTGTCAGCATATAATAATTATTGGACACCTTGGATTTCTAAAGATGACACAAATCATGAAGGTAATATAAAATTTAATTTTGGCAATCCTGCGTACACCGTATCAAGTAGTAATGCAGATGCTAACGGATATGGTAACTTTGAATACTCAGTGCCTAGCGGTTATTATTCACTATGCACTAAAAACTTAGCGGAGTTTGGATAATGGCTTATACAACAATAGACGACCCATCACAATATTTTCAAACAGATTTACATACAGGTGATGGTTCTGGTTCTACCGAAACTTTTGATGGTAATTCAGACTTACAACCAGATTTTCTATGGTTTAAATCTAGAACTGTAACAGGAGACCATGGCTGGGTAGATACGTTAAGGTCAAAACCAAGTAGTAATAATTCTTTTAAAATTTTACGTTCAAATAGTGACAGTGCAGAAATC